CTAAACCATAATATTCAATTATTCTATTTTTTCTAAATTATTCAAACTTGTTTTTAAGTTTGTCTTTTTTTGTACGTTTTGATTGATTTTTGTTTCACACTTCCTCCCCAAAATATGCGCCAATTCCATAATTATCGGCACACATATATTCGATTCTGCACCCTCTTGCTTTGTTCCATCCTTTTAAAAAGTAAGCCACATCGGCAGTTGATAGTAATTCAATGGATTTCCCAAGATACCACAAAGGAGTACCATCACTATTAATATAACTATCAATAATCTCTACATCATCACCGTACAGGCTCTTGATGTTTTTGACAGCCTTTTCTCTATTGAATTTGATTTCTTTTTCTGACAAGCCTTTCATGGGCTGAGAAATAAATATTTTCATTTCCTTACTTCCTTTCATTTAAATAAAAATGAGAGGCGCGCAGGTCCTCTCACAACAATATTTATAATTTAATGCACACATTCTTTACTTTCTTGTATGCATCTAAATACATTTCTCTTTTATTTCCGTTATAAGTTGCTTCAAAATACATACCGTCTGAAAGTGTAGTTGATAGTAGTGCCTTATTGTTCTGAAGTGTCTTGCATACCCACACTACATAGATATCGAAATCCTGTGGATCTTCTAGATGTTCTTTTGTATATCTTCTTACTTCTTCAACTGCAATTTTTAGAAATTCGTCATTACCCATTGTTATTCTCCTTGTTAATTGCGTTTTCTGCCACTTCTAAACCTTTTGTGAGGAAGACAGGCACATTGTCGCCTGCTTCTACAAAGTTCTCTAAGATACTGCGTAACTCATCAATAATTAATGATGCGATTGTAAACCAACCAATATAAGCAGTTACAGATAAGTCAATTCCTAAAGTCTTACCAATCTCAATAAAAATCGCTGATGCGAGAAAAGCAACGAGTACCATTAACCAGTACCCTAACTTTTTCCATACACCACGCACTCCCTTGGCGCTGTTGTCTTTTCCTGTTAGTCGTGATTTTCTAACTCCTGTAATATAATCAATGATATTTAATGTTAAAAAGCCTACGAATAAAAACCAATGTGTGCCTAATGCAGCAGTCAATACTGCTACAATAGTGCCTCCGATTGCGTTAATCGCATCCATGTATTTTAATGATGTATCATATAATTTCATATTTTCCTTCTCCTTTAAGCATATGAGTAAATAAATGTGCCACAAATGTAAGCGTCGTTTACATTATTCTTTAACGAAGTCAAAGTAAAATTGCCTTTTGTCATATCGTTGGTTACAGGGTAATATCTGATGACTAGCCCAGCTTCTGCAGCAGAGTTTGGTACAGGAATGAAAATATTGCCTTTTGGTTTCTTATCAGCAGGAAATCCTGTCCATATGTATCCCGACGTATTCCCTCCAATTGGAGCATTTACTACACCATCCCAGTTCAGTTCGCAGAGTTTCAATCCGTCGTTATATCGGTATTTCAGTGTGATACCACATCCATTAGTTCCACAAGAGATCCAATCAGACCAGCCAATAACTTTATGCTGTATCTTCTTATCCGTGAGCACGGGCACCCACGTATCTACTTGATTCTCTGTATCAAAATCAAATACATACCCATTAAATGATTGTGCTTCAAGAGGCATATCCACCTTTAACTTACCACCTACTGCCTTGCACCCTACACCTATTCCTCTACCGTCAGCCGAAAAATCAAGCAGCTTAAATGAAGGAGAAATAGCAACATAAGATGCAACACCATCTGTCGTGAAGTAATCCTTCACAAGCACTCTGAAGGAATAGGCATTGTCTGTACTGAACTTGCCGGCAGATGATATATATACCTTGTTCTCGCCACTGTATGAATCTGTATAAGTTGCAAGAGTAGTCCAAGTTTCGCCGTTTTTGTACTGGATCATGACAGTCTTATCATTTTTATTTGCAACAGGTGCAATTGAAAATGAATAAGTAATCTTAACTGCCGTGCCTTCATCGTCAGCCTTATTAGATGTCACATTCCAACGTTGAGCACTCACATTTTTTACCGTTGGCGAATGCCACTCTGTGACGCTGATATTCTTAGACAGTGTAGCCTTCTGCCCTCTCGAATCTGTAACTGTTGATTTAAGAACAACTGTACCAGAAGATTTAAGAGGCTGAGTTGTAAAGAAACTGTTAGGGCCAGGTATGCTCTGTCCGTCAATCTCGTTTTGGTAGTACGTGATTGTAGCACCATTCTTCGTTGAAGTAGATACATTGCATTTGACCTTCGAAACACCCTGTATAATTGTTGATGCTCCGAATCTGTTTGCGATAGTAGTATCTTCATTTGTATATGTGATTCCTGTTACAGTAGGCTCATAGCCCGATGGAAGCACTAAATCCAATCGGCAGTAGTTAGTACCGATGTACTTTCCTGCATGGTTATATGTATCTACCTTGAATGTCATATATGAATATGACGTGTTAGTCATCTTGCTGATTAACGAAGTCGGTACTGTCCATCTGAATTCATCATTCCACTGCTCGGTAGCAATCTGTACATTCATATCATAATAACTGTACGAGATTACATGACCAAAGTCAGATGATGCTCTAGGTGTCTTGATTGTGACACTGCTGCCAAAATAAACAGTCGCTGGCGAACAGTAAGGTTTAGTCGCTCTAGGAATGACATCGCAGTCAATGCCGCCCGAAGCAGATACACTGCCTACATAACTGCCCGAAAGAGTTACCTTCAATTCCTGTGAGAATGAGAAATCAAAATGCTTCCCACCGTTGCTGTCATGAGGAATCTTGATATTCGTAACGGTAGCAAGTGTTTTTGTTCCACTACCTCCGATAGTCACTCCACCAGACCATAACAGTACGCCATTAGCCCACATGGAGCCGTATTTAGTAGCGTTTGAGTTAATATTCCACTTATAGTATTTAGTTAGTGTAGCAGTCCATAAATCATAGTTTCCGTCAACATTGACGCTTGTTCGTGTCATTGTCATTGTGACATTACCATTGCCACCACCAAACGATGCACTGCATGTTGCGCTTGTTGCCATCAGTCATCACCTACTTTCTTAAATGTTAATGATCCATCGTGGTTAACAATGAATCCGAAGTTTCCGATTCTTAGTGAACTAGAAACTTCGATGTTTGAGTTATACATTCTGTTGTTAGCAAAGTACGCTACTTCGTCATTGTTCTGAAGAATAGAGTACTTGCTGTTTGTCTGTTTTGTCTTGAACTCAGAGTCCTGTTTACCTATCTCGATTCCTTCTGCATTGAATCTGATATAAGTGTTCAGCTGAGTCTGATTGTTTGAGACTGTATCAGAAAGAGAACTAAAGTCTTCTTTCTTTACAAATCCCATCTGAATGCTTTCTGTTGTCTGCTGAATAGTAGATACAGTAGAAGCAAGGTTTGCGCCATCTGAAGCACTATAATAATTCTCTGATACTGTCTGCAAGATAGAAGTCTTAGTCTGTTCTATAGACGAAGAAGCATTCTTAGTTGCCTGCTGCAGCTGATTGTTCATGTTGTTTATTCTGTTGTCGTAATCATCAATGATTGACTTTAGGTCATTTGCAAGCACTGGGGTGGTCGTTGTATATGTTCCATCATCCCATAATATCTTTGACCTAACCCAGTAATAATGCTTGTCAATGTAGTCATCGGGAACGCTTTTCCACCCGTTACTGTTTGAATCGGGCATCTGTGTTGCAGAATCTGATAGATAATACTCCGGAGTGATTGAGCGAATCCCCTGCCCGTCCTCGCCATCATTGACTCTCACGAGGGTCATGCTAGCCGATGCCTTAATCATATGATTATCCTTCTAACTGTGCGCTGAATGTTGCCTTGTTTGTAATATCGCCGGCACCGATTGTATATGTTGCCCCTGTTGCTACTGCAGTAGTTCCACCATCCTTGTACCACTTGATGGTTCCTAATGCAGATAGAGCAGAGCCAGTTACTTCAACTCCACCCTTATAGACATGAGCAGTTAAAGTTGTAGCAATAGCGGTATTCTTGAAGATTGTTCCACTACTCGAAGTAATTGCCATCGTGATAGCATCTAAGCCATCCTTCCCGTTCGTTCCATTTGTGCCTTTGTAAGAGACTGAATAGGCTTCTGTTGATTTGCCGTCAGAATACTTGACTACTGTCTTAGTCCAAAGGAACTGACCATTCGGTACATTTGGAACAGTAGCGCTCCATTCACCTGTTGGCTT